CTTAAAGCGTCCGCAGACCCTAAAAATGATTTGCCGGACGATACGGTACAATTGAAATTTAACTTTGACTGGGAATGAATGAAAACGTAAAAAAAGTAGTGGCCCGGATACTGAAAGACATTCAGGTGGAAATGAGTGATGAGTTTGACAAGAACTTTGAACGGCAGGCTTTTTTCAGTGAGAAATGGCAGCGACGGAAAAGCCCCATCCGGAATGAAGGTAGAGCCATACTAACAGATACCGGGGCGCTTCGGAAAAGTATCGGAAGTCGGACAACGGAAAACAGCATTACCTTCTTTACCTCTCTGCCCTATGCGGCCATTCATAATGATGGCGGTGAAATAGTGGTGACCAAGCGGATGAAGCGTTTCTTCTGGCATAAGTATTATGAGGCAACCGGAGCGTTCGGTAGAAGAAAAGACGGCAAACTTCGAAAAGACAAACGAAATGTCCGGCTTGATACAGAAGCCGATTTTTGGATGTTCATGGCTTTAAAGAAAGCAGGAAGCACCATCAGGATTCCCCGACGCCGTTTCCTCGGCACATCGCCTGAAGTGGAAAAAGCCGTCCGTGAGATTGTAGAAGAGAACCTAACAGAGTATTTTACCATTGAATATAATATCATAAGAAAATGAGAAAAGAACTTTACCGGATGCTTTGCCGGGAGCTGAAGGCCATTGACCTTATCAAGCACATAGACTTGTGGAACCATAATGTGGAATTCATCGAACAGGAAGAAAACTGGGAGCGTCCGGCTGTCTTTGTGGAATTCTGCCCTATACAGTGGAATGCGATTGTTCCCGGTGTGGAATACCGGGCAGAACCTTTGATTAAACTGCACATCGTGACGGACTGGGAAGGTTCGAGTGCTGAGGGCAGCGAGCTGCAGGAGGATGCGCTGAAGGTGTTTGACCTGTCCGGACTGCTTCATGCACAGCTTGCCGGATTGAGCGGGGAGACCTTTTTGGAGCTGGATCTGGTGGAGAGTGATACCAATCACAACCATGAGGATATTGTGGAAAGTATCGAGGTATATCAGTGTGTGGCCATCAAGCGGCTGCAATAGCCGTCTTTATTAGACAGAAAAAGCCGCGGACGTACAAATTACCGTCTGCGGCTTTTTTGTTCAATACAGGCAAAGTAAACGCAATCAGGCAGCCTCTTTCTTGTAAAGCATCATATCTGTGTAAGAAGAGTTGTAATTCATGTGAGCATTGAATTCCACCTTTGTGCAGTTTTCAAAAGGATTACCTAAATCCCTATTTTTACCTATCCATTCGCACAGCTCCAGAATTGAAGATTTGTTGGATGTGAAATATACGTATGAATGCCCCTTCAGTACATTCAGCACATCCAGATAGTCTGCCATATTCCAGTACATGTTATAGGTCCCTACGTCAGTGGACAGATAGGGCGGATCAACAAGAAATACTACTCCAGGAATATCTTTATACCGGTTGAATACTTCCTTGTAATCGCAAGATACGATTTCCAGCCCTTCGAGATAGTCCGTACATTCCGGGTAGCCGGTCTTGCGTATATTGTTGTATAAAGCTTCCTTCCGCATATCCTGAACAGACAGTTTGTATTTCATGGAAAACAAGATAGAGGAGGAGAGGGTAATGAAATCCACATATCCGGTGCTATTCTCTTCCTGCTCGATGCGGCTGAATATTCGTTCACGCAGTTCTCCTTTAATGATTTTATGACGTGGTACGGAATTCCCTACCATTTCGCGAATGTCAGCAAGCAGCTGATTCGTTTGCGGAATGTGCTTCATGCGGAAGCGGTAGTTATCAAAGTCATTATAGATAACAGTAGAGTGGGGCTTGAGGGATTTGGTAATGTGAGACAACAATCCGGAGCCACCGAACAGGTCAACAAACAATGTTCCATCCGGATATTGCTCCAGCACTTTCATGAACTCCTTGGCGAACATGCGCTTTTGCCCGACAAATGGGAGAGGGGCTGACAGATACATCTTTTTCATACGTTCAATTCAAATTTTACATTTTCATTGCCAGCAAGCAGCTGTTCTGTCTTGCTGATATTGTTTTCGTAAATGTGCACATTTCCCAAATACAGGGTGATGGATTTTAGCGGCAACTCAATCTGCCTTGATATTAGGTATAAATGGTAAATATCCGCAGGCAATCCCAAATTCGCATCGCTGCTGCGCTGGTAGGCGGTCATGACCAGTGCCCCTTGCTCTATCTGGAACTGAACGAGACTAAGGCATGGAGCCTGGTTGCTTTCTGTTCCTGTGGAACCAAGAAAGAGTACATAGTTTTTACTGCTTCGTTTTTCCTTGTTTATACGTTCGATGAGTGGTGGCAGTTTTTCCAAATAAGTGGGGTAGCTGTTTACGAGGATGGAGCCGCAGTAGTCCCACCAGTTGATTCCGGCTTCCCTGTATTTTCCTACGTTACGCTCACCTTGCATAAATAGCTGTAATTCGCTTTTTAACTTCTTCCGCGCTATGGTATGCCCCTCGAATATATCAAGAAGGTCTGCAGGGAGCAGAGTCATCTGTTCGTTCAGCAGATAGCGAATGTTCCCTTTCTTATTGCTTTGCATCTTTCCGGATGAAAGCACCTTGTCTAAGATTTGATAATACTTGTTCATGATGTGATTGTTCTTTATTGCGATACAAAGGTAGGGTAGGGGAGTTTGCCTTTAATGGGAAAGAGGCCTGATTACACTGCATATAAATTACAGTCGGTTTTAAAACGCTTGATAAGGTCATACACCTTTCGTTCACAGATCCCATATCGGTTGGAAAGCGTAGCTACGATATAGGATATTTTTTCTCCATTGGCTTGCAGCTTGTTATATTCATTATATAGTTCTATATATTGCACGTCATCGGGGTGTATGCCTATGTTATAGCATGCCTTTAAAAGTTCTCTGTTCAATTTTAGTATCTCAATTACTTTCATTTCAGTTAAATTTTGTACATTTGCATTGTCTCACTTATCATTGCGTGAAATAACGCTTACATAAAAAGCCTCTTACTGGCGAACGAGGGTATCTGCCCCCGGTCGTGCCGGTAAGAGGTGCTTTTTGTTTAAATGGTAAGTGAGACGACTATTTAACGGGCCGGGGGCTTTTTAAGATTTTTCCAAACTTTCAATGTAATTGTTCATTTGGGCTTTTCCCATATCTGCAAAGTGCACAAAGCTAATGATTTAACAAGTAACAAGAGTTAAAGCATTATACTATCCACCAAAATAGGGCGGACAATAAGCTGCCGATTACGGTAAGAGACCAGTCTATCCAGTCCCAAAAACCGCCTTTCAGTTTGTCTTTCAGTTCCAGGCAGGATGCGGCAACAGTTGCAGCATAGAGTGCTGTCCAAGGGTTGAAGGCCAAAAGGCCTACCAACAAACCGCCAATAAGGTGTTTGCAGCGGTTGCTTTGTTTGAGAAATTCGATAATTTTGTTCATAACGAGTTGATTTTAAAAATTGTTTTGTATATTTGCAGTGAGGAATAGTGTTAGATGTTCAGAACGGGATTGTAGTTCCCGGAGCTTGCGTCTTTCGCTATTCTTTCTTTTTTATATGTTTGTATAACTCACCTCCTTCTGAAAGACTGTGCAGCGTGTATTCGTGCCAGTCGTATTCCCGAACTATTATCAGTGCTTTTTCACCTCTTACTTCAGTCTCGAAAATGTGCGATTGTATGAGGTGTGGAATACCTTTGTGGTTATCCGCTGTTCCCAGGTATCTGGCTTTGGCAAACACTTTCTTTATGTCAAGAAGCATGATGTTCTTTTCATGGTAGAACTTGTATGGTTGGTTGGTCCATTCCTGAAGCGTGCGTTTTGATATGTTTACCGGGAATGGGAATCCGCTATTGGTTATAACAGTACCTTGTAATGGTTTTGCTTGTTTCTTTATCTGTTTGGCATCAGCATTGGCCAAAGTCCTTACCAGTTTGCATGCGGCGCACAATTCATTTTCCGGCACGAAGACCAGTTCCATCTTTCCGTTGTTCATATCGCAATCCTTACAGCGTTTGATGGTGTATGGGTTATAGTCGGGCATTGTCTTTTGCTCCATGCCTGCATTGAACCGGAACATTCCCTTTTTGTCAAGTTCCAAGGCAGACTCCCCTCTTGCCATGGCCTCTTCATGTTCCGTAGCCGGATACTTGGATTTGCGCACCTGGACCACGGAACAACGGCAGCCCCATCCGTTAGGCGGGTAGAATTCCGCCCAGAACGGGTCTGAAGCCGGAAGTGTGATGCCGGCCATTTCCGCATGGGTGGGACGTACCTTTGCATCCCCGGCCGTGCGGTACTGCAGATAATATCGGTCGCCATCCTGCATGAACCGTTCCCATTTGGCAGCCATTTCAGCGGAAGCCTGTACGAAGTTGAATTCGGCCCGGAGATAGTTTGAATTGTATGTTTCGTCAATCTTCCGGACATCATTCAAAAAGCGTTCGAACGTCTTTCTATTGCCGTTCTCATCCAACAGGGATGGGAAGGCTTCATTCAGTTCATGAAACGTCTTCAACCCGGAGAATACATAGTTGGAACGCTCCAGCCGCCTACGCATGGCCTCGGACATTTCCACCTGCCGGAATGACCCGTTCAGGACAGAAGAATGAGTTTCTATAAAATCCTGCGCTTCTTCGGATGCCAGGATACCTATTTCAAGGTTGGCCCCTTCCTGCCGGAACAGTACCTTCATCATGCGGTCGAACTTTTCACGTACCAGGTCAACCGGTGTGCATATATCTTTTCCGGATGCATACTGCAGCAGGTTTTTTGCTATTCCTTCATTCTGCTCTGGATTATGCAGATTGGAATATGACAGCAACTCTTTGGAGAATGTTTTTCCCCTGAGTGTAGCGCTGATCAGCTCGGCTTCAAACTCAGCCCGGTTCTCCAGGGCATATCTGGACAGTTCCTTTTCGATGAGTTCCCTGTTCACCTTCTCCATGTTCCATTGGTGCTCTACCATGCTGTAAGCTTTGGGTTCCAGCAGCGCGTCGATGTGGTGACCAAGTTCATGAAGGAACGTGTTATCCTGTGCACCTGAGTGGTACCGCATTTTCTTTTCCTTGTACGATTTGTAGTCCCGTTCACGGAGTTCATTGAAATACAGAATACCGTCGTCGCCCTCAAACATGGGTGCCCGGTATTCCGCCCCGGAAGTCTTTCCACCTTTTTTTTTAAGCAGTCTGGGAAGTTTAATGCCATGTTCCAAGATGATACGGGCTGCATCCTCCGCATCTTTTCTGGCTTCTTTGTTCTTGATTATTGAAGCCCATTCCTTGGCCATCTTTTCAATGTCCTCCGTTTTTCCTGCCTGCAGGCTGGGCAGCCTGTTTTCCAACAACCGGGAATATCGCTGGTGCAGCCCCGAATAATCATCGGGGCTCAGTCGAAAAAACGGGACAGCGTTTCAGCCTGTTTGCCGTCTTTCTTCTTTTTCGGGTCTGTCGGGTCCGGTTCTTCCTTCGGCTCCTTCTCCTCGCACGGAATACCGTATTTTTCCTCAAAGTACTGTGGTTTTACCTTGTAGTGCTGCAGTACCATTTCTTCGTAGGCTTTCTGCTGTTCAGGTGTGTAGTCAATGGAGTAGTCCCAATCAAAGCGCAGTCCCTTGACAGGGAAACCGTGACGAACCATGCGCGGAATGAGCTGGTTGTTCACTATATCCCGCAGCATGTCGCAGTCGCTTTCCACGAGGTTCTGGAACACTTCAAGATGCGTTTCAGACTGTGAGAGGCTGCTTCCGTCCTCGATGGTCATCGTCTGCCCGATGATAAGTTTGGACAGTTCGGAGTTGGCACGATCGATTCGCTTGTCATAGACATTGAAAGCATCTCCCTTGCCGCTTTCCACAAATTCTATTTCGGTTTCCATCCCTGCCACCATGGAAAGAGCGGTTCCGGCTTCACGCAGCATCTTGTCAAGACGGTCAATTTCTTTCAGATCGCGCGAAGTGGTGCGTGCTATACGCATGGGCATTCCGAATATTTCCCCGAAGGTGTCCCAAAAGGCCAGCATATTCTTTTTAGGGATAGTCTGTGAAGCTGCCTTGAGATACAGCCCGAGGTCGTCAGGCCTGCCTGCCTCAATGAGCCAGTCGGAAAAAGGCGGCCGGCGGTAGTCTACACCTGTAGTCCAGTCCTGTCCGAGGTCGGTAATGATACGCCCGTACTCAGGAATGACATGCTTGCGCGGAATAAGCTTCACATCCGAATAACAGATACAGCCGTCGCCGTCAGTGCAAAGGTCTCCCAATTCGATGAGCGAATGTCCCCAGTAGATTGAATCAAGTGCATAGCGCATGAGCTGCTTGAACCAAGACTGGTCAAAGAAGTGCACCGCCTCCTTGTTCTCATCCCCTTTCATATCCACGATTTTGAAAGAGCGTGCCATGACAAAACCCCTGCGCTGCTCCACACACCCGGAGAGGTGAAGGTCTATTTCCGCATCCCGGTAGATGTCGTACAGGCGCTGGCGGCTGGGGCTGTCCACATTGATGGCGTACTGCCAGGCATCACGCCAGTTCCTGATGTCCTTCCGGGTGAGCGCATCGGTGGTGCGCTGCAGGTCGATGACCATTTTCTGTACCCGTTTGATGTCTTTTCCCTTGGCCAGATTGAAATTGCCGTATGGCGTTTGCAGTACGTTTTTCGGTTTATTGGAAAATATACCGCTGAAAAAGTCTTTAATATCCATAGTCCTACCAGTTATGATGAAGCTGCTTCTGGCAGCTGTAAACAAATGAATTTCCGGACGGCAACCCATCCTCTCCGACAGCCAATGGCAAATCGGGGACAATTTTACCGGCCTGTACGCCTTCAAGCCATTTGACGGCACGTTCATAGCGTTCCTTTCGCACCTCGCTTCCCATTTTCTGCGGCATTGACGCGCTCATGTGATAGAGTGCGATGTCGCAGGCGTACGTTACGATGAGCTTGTTCCGCTGTTCGTCCCGTGCGGAGAAGATGGCCGTGCAGTCGTATTTCAGCCTCAGATAGCCCGATATTTCCTCCAGAGCCACCGTTTCCGCATTGGCACGGTTTTTCGGGCTTACCTGGGAGATGACCTTCAAGGCAACCTCTCCGATGACAACTTTGTAATCTTCTTCTGTAATGAACATGGCCTTACTTTTAATTAGTGATGAACAATGCCATTTTTTCTATATCCCGGATAGTGGTCCCTTTGCGGAAACGGTGACGGTGAAGGAGTTCGCAGATATTCCTTTTGGGGACTACTTTCAGTTTGCCACCCATATACAGGACGTAGTACTTTCTTCCGTAGAGCCTGGCATACTTGCAAGCACGGGCAACGGCACGTTTATAGCGGCATGCAAAAATCATTCTTTTAATCAGCTGTATCATGTTACCATATATTTTTGGCGGTCGGTCTTTTACCGAACACCGGTTGAAAACTTTCCTGTCTTGAATTGCGCTGTAAAATCCATATAGCCCCTTCATCTGCATCCGGTGCGTCATCGTGAATACGGCTTCCCCGTTCCAGTGCCAAGGTCTGTTCGATGCCGGTCTGCATATCCGGTGATTCTTTCAGCTTCTCATTGTAGAATACGAAACCGCGTTCCCATAATGGTGACACCGCTTCGATGCGCTGGAGCTTGTCCGGCTTCTTGCGTTTGTCCGGCATGATGGGCAGTTGGTATCCACGCAGATTCCCTTCTGCCTCAAACTCATCCAGGATGACATCCTGCATGAAGTTCGCTTCCATAAAGAACTGCACGGCTGCCGTATCACGTGTACGCTCGTAGAGGTCGTACAGCCACCGCACCATTCCGGAAACGGTATCCTGCCGGACGTAGCAGTCTATAAGGTGCAGTTCCTTTCCAATCTTGCCCCAAAGCCGGCAAGCCTTGTAGTCGTTGGAAGTGGTCGATTTGAAAGACGGGTCAGTATAACAGACCAACATCTCATATTTGGAGAGTCCGGGCAGTTTCTTGAAACGTATCCAGTCAGCCCGGAAGATAGTGCCGTCCACGATGGGGTTGTGCATCATCTCCTTTTCCCATGCCCGGTAACCTACGAAATCCCTGTATTCCTGCGCTTCTTCTTTGGTCCATTTTTCGCGCCATACCGGTTCTCCGTTCCTGTCTATGGCCTTGATGACGGATACATGTACCCCTTTGGTCTTGGTGAGATTTGCCAGCACCGAGTTTTTTGAAATGAGGTTCCCGACCATGATAAAGCGGCCACGTCCCACGTCCAGTGCGCCGAAAAGGGCTTCTTTTACCCAATCGGTTATGTCATGTACCCGTTTCTCGTTACGGCACAGTTCGTCGTCATCCAGGTCATCGATGACGATGTAGTCCGGACGTGCTTCCCTGTCGCGCAGGCCACGCGGCGACTGCCCCCGTCCACAAGCCAGGAATTTCACCCCGTTGGCCGCCTTGAACTCCCCATCCTGCCAGGAGGCATTCCCCTGCTGCTTACCGAAGTCGGCAATGATACGCTGGTTGTGCTCCAGTTCTGCCTGAATATCTCCCAGCAGGCGCGTGGCTGAGTCCTCACTTTTGCCGACCACCACCATGAAGTTGATGAGCCGTTTTGGCTGGAACATCAGCCACAGCGGAACAAAAATGTCCATGTGTGTGGATTTGGCATGGCCACGTGGCCACATGAATACCGCTTTCAGGTTGGGTGTGCCTTTTACTTTAGCCGCTGCTGCATTATGGAACGGTGCATTGTGTATGGTGCGTATGACTTCCCCGGTAGTCTTATCACGCAAGGTGAGGAAGTGGGGAAAGTAATATTCACAGAACGCAGCATAGTTACCCTGCAGCCGCAAAATACGCCTGTCCCTTTGTGCCGGTGTCTCGTTAGCGAGCAATGCGGTATCCGTAATGGACTGTACCCTTTTACAGTGTTCCTTCCACTGTTCGTATGCCTGTTTCTTTTCCGCTGCTGTTGCCATGACCTTGTTATTTTATGCCCATCTGTTCGGTGATATACAGATCCTGGTACTTGTTGATAGCCTTGACCAGTTCCGGAGTCACTTCCGGGTCGATGGTCGAGCGGTATTCAATCCATTTGGAGAATGCCATGAACACTTCGATTACATCCACCACATTGGCCTTCTTGTCCAACTTTTCGATGACAGCTGAAAGTTTGGCCAGTTTGTCCCCGAGTCCAGCCACGAGTACAGGGTCGTTTGATTCGTTGACCTGTGTGATAAGTGTGTCAATGGTAAGCAACAGTTTGTTCACCAGTTCCGGTCGGGTGACGTTCTTAGCCGCCCTTGCCTCCTTCCATCCGTCAGCTGTGCACCATTTTGAAATGGTGACGCGTGACACGTCCACTTTCTCTGCAATTTCGGTCTGCTCCATACCGGAAAGGAACAGTGAACGTGCAAGAGATTTCTTTTTTTCAATTTCTGCCTTTGTCATATAATAAAGAATAGGGTTAAAGGCAGGCTTTGGAGATTCCTTGCACCTGCCCGATTTATCCGCAAAATTGTCCGCTTATCGGCTTGCAGCCAAAATAATGTGCAACGGTTTCATAGAAGTGTGCAACCGTTGCACACATTTTTGGCTGCCCGGCGTGTGCTCCGTAATATTGCAGCGCCAATGCATAAAGGCGTGGCATGTAAAAATGAGTAAACGTGTAAGAATTTCAAACGACAGTCTGAACAGCTACGGCAGCCGTGTGCTGACATCGGGCATGAGTGTGGAGCAGTATTGCCGAAACCCGGTACTACTGTACATGCACCAACGCGGGAACGTGATTGGCTATGTGAAGGATCTTCGGGTGGAGAATGGTGAGGTAACCGGGGAACTGGTGTTTGACGAAGCGAGCGACCTCAGTAAAAGATGCAAGAAACAGTTTGAGTTCGGTAGCCTGAGAATGGTAAGCGCCGGGATAGACATTCTGGAACTGAGTGACCAGCCCGAACATTTGCTGCAGGGGCAGACCAGCCCGACAATAACCAGAAGTAAGCTGTATGAGGTATCTCTGGTGGACGTAGGTTCCAATGATGATGCCATCGTACTGATGAAGGATGGGAAGCAAATCACATTGGGAAGGGATGGTGATTGTCCTTTGCCACTAATTAATAACCCAAAAACAAAAGAAGAAATGGAACTGAAACTTTTGGCCCTTCAATTGGGGCTGCCGGAAACGGCGACGGAGGCTGACGTAACACAGGCCTTAAATGAACTGAAAGCAGCCAAGGCGGAGAATGATTCTCTGAAAGATGAAAACGGTAAGCTGACCCTGGCCCGCATTACCGGTCTTGTGGAAAAGGCTGTGATGGAAAAACGTCTGGGAGAAGACAAGAAAGCGCAGTTTATCGAACTGGGCAAGAAGGTTGGTGTCGATGAGCTGAAGAATGTGCTTGATGCCATGCAGCCCCAGGTGAAGATTTCCACAGTGCTGAGCTATCAGGGCGGAAAGCAGCAGGCGCAGCCTTCCACCTATGCCAAGCTGAGCGATGTCCCAAGTGATGTGCTGCTTGAAATGCGTGAGCATAACCCTGAGGAGTACAAGCGTCTGTACAAGGCTGAATACGGTATGACCTGTGAAATTTGAAAACCTTTAAAATAAAGACAATGGGAAAAATTGTAATGCTTTTGACGGCACTTCTGTTCAATGCGCTGACAGGTGTCGTGTGTGCTTCGGTATTGGGATTCTCTCCAGTGGCCGGAGCTGTGGGAATGAATGCGGTGGCAGCCTTCATGGGAATGACCCCGCAGAGTGCTTTAATACTCCGTGAAGGGGTTTATACGGAAATCTGGACAGGGGAACTTGTCAAGGTGCTCCGTGCCGGGCTGGAAGGAACCTGGCTGTCAGGAATCCCCGACCAAAGCAGTATCGTGAACAACGATGTCATCCATCTGGTGGAAGTGGGTGTCGATCCGGACGTGCTGATTAACAACAAGACTTACCCGATTGACGTGCAGGCATTGGAGGACAAGGACATAGCCATCAAACTCGACAAGTTCCAGACGAAGGCAACCCCTATCACCGATGACGAACTCTATGCCATCAGCTATGACAAGACCGCCCGTGTGAAGGAGGGCCATGCCAACAGCATCAATGATGCGAAGTTCACCAAGGCTGCCCATGCGCTTTGTGCGAACAAAAATACGGCAACTACCCCGGTACTGAAAACCACCGGCGAGAAGGATGCGGCAACCGGCCGTCTGCGCCTTACCGTGAATGACCTTGTGGAAATGAAGCGTGCCCTTGATAACCTGCGAGTTCCTGCAGACGGTCGCAGACTGGTACTTTGTCCCGACCATGTGAATGACCTGTTGCTGACCAGCCAGGCATTCCGTGAACAGTACAGCATTGACCGCAACAGCGGCAAGGTAGGTAACCTGTACGGTTTTGAAATCTACGAGTACGGTAACAATCCGCTTTATACTACGGGCGGACAGAAGAAGGCACTGGGTGCAACGGCAGAAGCCGGTGAATTCCCCTGTTCGTTTGCCTTCTACAAGCAGCGGGTATTCAAAGCGACAGGTTCCACCAAGATGTATTATTCCGAGTCAAAGAACGACCCGTTGAACCAACGTAACCTAATTAACTTCCGCCATTATTTTATCTGTATGCCTAAGAAAGAGGATGCTGGTGTGGTAATGATGAGCGGCTATCAAGCATAAAAGATATGGCAAAGTTGAAGTATCTGGTAATTCACTGTACGGCCACCCCGGAGGGGCGTGAGGTGTCATCGGCGGACATCCGCAAATGGCATACTTCTCCGGTGTGCCGGGGAGGAAGAGGCTGGAAGCAGGTGGGCTATACCGACCTGTTCCACCTGAACGGGGGTGTGGAACGTCTTGTGGACAACAACGAGGACGCCGAGGTGGACCCTTGGGAAGTGACCAACGGAGCCAAAGGTTACAACAGTGTGAGCCGTCATATCGTATATGCCGGAGGAGTGTCCGGGGACGGGAAGACCCCGAAAGACACCCGCACGGCTTGTCAGGAGAAGGCGCTGGAGAAGTATGTGAAGGATTTCCACCGCCGTTTCCCGGATGTTCGCATTGTGGGTCATAACGAACTGGCGGCGAAAGCCTGCCCCAGCTTCGATGTACAGAAATGGCTGAAAGAAATAGGTATTAACCAATAAATCAAAAGACAGATGAAACGATTTCTATTATTTTTTGCACTGATGCTCGGATTCGTATCCGTGGCTTTTGCCCAGGATGGTGTGACCCCTGAGGCTGACTATGACGCGATGATTGCGACTTTTGCCGGTTTCGCCGGCGGCGTTGTCCTCCTTGTGGAGGGTATCAAGAAACTTTTTCCAAAAATGTCAGGCATCTGGACGCAGCTTGTGAGCTGGCTTACCGGCATTGCCGCCGCGATGCTGCTTTGGTGGCTTGACGCGGGCTTTGTGGCGGATGTGGAGTGGTATATCGCCCTTCTTTACGGTCTGGGTTCCTCCCTTGTGGCCAACGGCATTGCCGATACGGGTTTCATACAGTGGCTGATCGGCCTGTTCGCCAGAAAGGCGTCAGGCAAATAGCCGGTTGTCCGGCCTGGATGCGCTATGGATTTCAACGAGCTGCTGAACCTTGTCCTGGGCGGCGGTCTTGCCACCGCCCTGACGGCCCTGATAACCATCAGGCCTACTGTCAGGAAGGCGAACGCCACGGCCGAGACCGTGCGTATCGACAACGTGGACAAGGCCACGCGCATCCTGATAGAGAATATTGTCGAACCGTTAAAAGAAGAACTGAATGCAACAAGAAAGGACCTGCAGGCGAACAAACGCGAGATGGCACGGCTCAGGAAGGCTATTGACACGGCCAACAGTTGCCGCCATCATGACGATTGCCCTGTGCTTGGCGGGCTGCGCAAGCAGCAGGAAGAGCACGATGGCGGAGAAGATACAGACGGAAGCGGCAAGCGTCGACAGCGCGGGCGGAAGTCGGCGGGCGGGACTGGTGATGGCGGGGATACCGGCGAGTGCGGTGAAGCTGACGATACCGCCGGACAGCCTCCGTAAACTTCCTGAAGGTGCCGTGTACCGTGGTAAGAGCGGGCAGGCGAATCTGACCGTAGGCAGCGACGGCAGCGGGAACATCGTGGCCGAAGCCTCGTGTGACAGTCTGCTGCAGCTGGTGCTATGGTATGAAGAAGAGCTGGCGCGCATCCGCAGCGAGACCAGGAACGGAACTTTAAATGACGTTCAAACGGAAGAAAAACGCCCTCCGAACCCGGTACGGGTATTTATCATAGGTGTATTGGCCGGCTTGTTTGCCGGTGTGTTATTAACCATCAAACTGAAGAAATGATGAACAAGAATTTCATGTACGGCATCGGTGCCGTGAAATACAAGGACTTTGTGGTGGGTTACATCGAGAAAGGTTCGTTCGATCTGGGCGGCCAGAAACCCGAAGCCGCGAAGATTGAGGCTGAACAGGCGCCTGGAGCCCCGGTGCTGGTTATTCCTCAGAGCAACGGCAGCATTGCCCCCACGTTTAATGTAATCCAGATGGACTACAAGAACCTGCATGCACTGCTGGGCGGCTCGTTGCACTACAAGACAGAGGACAGCGAGAAGAAGAACCCTGTAGGCTGGACCGCTCCGCAGACTGCCATCCTGATGCAGGGACCGTGGGAACTCAGCCTGGTGTCCGGACAGAGCGTACTGATACCGAACGGTACGTTGCTTTCCAACCTGGGCGGCAAGCTGACGCTTACGGAAACGGCCAAGATAGAATGCACGCTTGAGGTGGCTATGCCGGAGGACGGTTCGCAGCCCTACGGTGTGTTCTATGCGGACGCCCTTCCGGATGAGTGGAAACAGTACAAGCTTCCGGCAGCGGAAGCAGCCGCGTCTGTACAGGCCAAAAGCAGAAAGAATTAAGGTATGGCCGACCGATTGGAACAACTGATAGAAATGGAATGTGCGGACGCGCTGCTTGACAGCGGCGTGTCCGTTCCTCTTAAAAAGTGGAAGCTGCCTTGGCTGAAACGCCCCGTGGAGATGCGTGTGACGATGAAGCGGCCGCGATTGCGGGGGCAGATATTGCTGGCCAGGGAATACCTGAAGATGGGTGTCAAGCCCGACTGGCAGCCGAAGGACAAGGCGGAGGAACTGGCCTTTGTGGCGGAGCATGGTCAGGCAGTGAGCCGGCTGCTGGCCTATACGGTATGCCGGGGCTACGTGTCGCGGCATGCGGGTATCGGTCTGACGGCCTGGGTACTGCGGAACTTCGTAGAGTGGCGCTATCTGACGGCCATGTTCCGGACATTTGAGCGGATGATGGGCACGAAGGATTTTATGCGTATTATCAGCTCGGCAGCGCGGGCGAACCCGATGAAGCCGAGACTGAGCCGGGCAAGGAAGGGGAGTTAAGAACCCGTTATGAGGGTTCCCATAGCCCTTTCGGCTTCGTGTGGCAGATAGCGACCGCGACCGGTTGGAGTGTGGACTACATCCTGGACGGTGTGAACTACCAGACGCTGATTATGATGCTGGGCGACGCGCCCCGGTATGTGCGTCAAAAGCAAGGCAGCGGAAACCATGATTCCAGACCGGAGTCCAGCGCGGAAGATGAAGCGAATGATATTGTAGGATTTTTTCAAAGCAGACTGGAATGAGCAAACCTGTAGAAATTGAATTTTTAATGAAGGACAAACTCACGCCCGGCATGGACAAGGCCGAACGTGAGGCGCTGGAACTGCGTAATACCGTCAGACTGCTGGAGGCTGAACTGGAAAGGCTGCGCCTTGCCGGTGAGACAGCCGCCCCCAACCTGGACCAGCGTGCGAACATCGCACAGATTAACGCGTTGGAAAAGACTCTTGAGGAGTTGCGTTCCAGGCTGAAGCAGCTGCAGGAGGAATCGGAATCCGTACAGGTTACGCCTGCGGATGTGCCCGACGCCCGACGCCAGCTGGGCGGCCTGCACAACAGCATCCAGCAGATAGCCCGTGAAATGCCCTCGCTGGCCATGGGACCTCAGATGTTCTTTATGGCCATCAGCAACAACCTGCCGATATTCACCGATGAGCTGGCCCGTGCCCGGAAGGAATACGACGAGCTGCAGAAGTCCGGCAAAAAAGGGATACCGGTATGGAAGCAGGTGCTTTCCTCCCTCTTTTCATGGCAGACAGCGTTCACCACCGGCATCATGCTGCTGGTGATGTACGGTGACGAGATCGTGGCGTGGACAAAAGACTTGTTCAGTGCCAGGAAAGGTGTGGACGAATTCAACATTTCGCTGAAGGAAATGACCGAGATAGAAAAGGACGGCCGCGCCCAGATGGTGCGTACCCGTTTCGAGCTTAAATCGGTCATCGACGAAATAAAGAATTTCACCGGCAGCAAGGAACAGGAAAAGGCCAAGGTGGAGGAACTGAACCGCAAGTACGGGGAAAGTTTCGGCTACTATCAGACACTTTCTGAATGGTACGATACTATCAGAAAGAAAAGTGAGGATTATGTGCAATCCCTGTTTCTCCAGATGAAGGTTCAGAGTTTAGTAAAAAAAGCATCAGAAGTCGATGATAAGATTGCAGAGACAGAGGCGAAGGATGAAAGCGAATTTGATACATGGTGGGGGGATGGCGGAAAGATTGACCGTTTCTTTTCTTCCGACCAGTCCTACAAACAGAATAATAATGGTCGCTGGAAAAAAAAGGAGGAATTGGAACGGCTGCAAAAAGAATACGACGGTTATATTGATGCTGCTGAAAATCTTACCAAAGAACGTATTGAACTTGATAAAAAGGCAGGAATAGGCGGCCACATCGACCCCGAACAGTCCGGTAAGAATGCGGAAGCGGAAGCCAAACAGCGGCTTGCCACAGAGCGTAGGTTAGCGCAGGAACTTGCCGCCCTGCAGGCAGAGAACCGGAAGGCAGAGATAGACCGCATGCAGGCCGGCACCGAAAAGAAACTGGCACAAATCGAATATGACTATAACGCCCGGAAAGAAGAGATAAACCGGCAGGAAGCCGCCTGGAAGCGTGAGAACAAGGAAGCCGGCATATCCACCGGCGGGAACGGATTGACCCTGGAACAGACGGATGCCCTTGTTGCAGCCCGCGATTCGAACGACAAGAACCGGAGTACTGCCATTACGGCCACCTTCGAGGAAGAAAAGGAAAAAGAAGGCCAGGCCATGCGTGACTACCTGTCGGAATATGGCAACTACGAGGAAAAGAAACTGGCTATTACTGAGGAGTATGAAAAGCGTATTGCTGCAGCCACCACAGAAGGCGAACGGAAAACACTCCAGGAAGAATTGAAGAAAAAGATGGCCGACCTCGATATGGAGGAACTGAAGGAAGGGCTGGACTGGGAAGCCGTGTTCGGTGATCTCGACAAGGTGTCCACCGAAAGTCTCCAGTCCCTTAGAATCCGGCTGAAGGAATATATCGATACGCAAAAGGAACTGCAGCCGGACAGCCTGAAAGACCTGGTCCGTGCAATAGATTCGATCGACAAGAAACTGAACGAACGCAATCCTTTTACAGCGTTGAGGACATCCATGTCACAGGTGAAATCTGCGACTATATCCGTCAAGGAAGCGCAGGATGCCTACAACAAGGCGGTGAAAGAAGGGACTGAGGCCGAGCAGAAGAATGCCAAGGCGGGCCTGGATGCCGCCCGGAACACGAAACAGAAAGCGTTGGCCGAAGCCACGGATGCTCTGCACGGCAGCGTGGGACAGGTGAAGGAATACGTGGGAGTCGCCGAGGATTTGCTGGGACTGGCGGGACAGTTCGGCATTGAACCCCCGGAATGGATGGGCGAATACCTGGAGGGTCTGGGGCAGACGCTGGACGGATTGGAAAGCATAGACCTGACAAAACCGATGAGCATCATTACCGGCGGTATCAAGGCGGTAAGCGGAGCGGTGAAGCAGGTGTTCAGCCTGGGCGGCATCATCGACTGGAACGGCAGCAACGCGAAGGAAGTACAGGCCACCATGGAGCGGCTGACCGACCGGAATGAGATGCTGCAGACCTCTATTGAGGATTTGACCGACTCAATCAGGCGGGGCCAGGGCGCGAAGAGTGTGGCGGCCTACCGCGATGCATACAGGATGCAGCAGGAGACAAACTCGAACTACCTGCAGATGGCTATGGCGCAGGCCGGTTACCACGGCAGCCACCATTCCTGGAACTACTACTGGGGCGGATTCAGCCAGGCGCAGATTGACAAACTGAGCGGGCAGATAGGCCGCCAGTGGGACGGGAACCTATGGAGCCTGAGCCCGGAGGAGATGAAGGCGCTGCGCAGCAACGTGGACATGTGGACTCAAATCCAGAACACCGGCAAGGGCGGCTACGGCGGGCGACTGACCGAGAAGCTGGATGACTATATAGACCAGGCCGGCAAGCTGGAGGAGCTGACCGATAATCTTTATGAGGGTCTGACCGGAATGTCATTCGATTCCATGTATGACAGTTTTGTAAGCAGTCTGATGGATATGGAGAAGAGTGCTGAGGATTTCGCTGATGACATATCCAAATATTTCATGCAGGCGATGCTGTCAAACGCCATCGGTGAACAGTTCAGTGACAAGCTGAGGGCATGGTATGACAGATTCGGTAATTCCATGGAAAATGATGGTAAATTAGACCCTGATGAAATGGATAAATTGCTGAATGGCGACGGAGATTTTATGGGTTGGAACGAAATGGTGGAAGAGGCCATGAAGCTCCGTGACGAACTTGCCGCCGCCACGGGCTACGACAAGGTGCAGGAGGAAGGCACGGTGCAGACGGGCAAGCCCGGCGCTTTCACCGCCATGACGCAGGAGCAGGGCACGAAGCTGGAGGGTATGTTCACCGGCGGTCTCCGGCATTGGGCAAGCATGGACAGCGGCATCGAGAACGTCGCGGAGAAGATGAGCGCGGCCGAAGGATACCTGGCTAAAATAGAGGAGCACACCAGGCTGGGTACCGCCTGCTTGGGCGAGATAAAGGAAGATATACGTACGATAAAACGTGACGGTATAAAATTTAACTGATATGGCAGATATACTGAGCGGTCTGGTGCTGGTAAACGGCACGGACATCTGGACTGAATACGGTGTATTCCTGGTGGAAGACCGGCGCGGCGGCATGGAGAACCTGACGGCCATCCTGACCCCGAGCAAGGCCAAGAAGGACACGGCCGTGGATATACGGGAGGAGCACGGGGAGAAATACAGCGCCGTGCTCACCCCGAGGAATGAGGCGCGTGACGTGACGCTGAACTTCGCCCTGTTCAACCGGACAAAGGCGGGATGGATGAGACAGTACTTCGCCTTTGTGAACTTCCTGAAACAGGGGAAAGACGGCTGGCTGGACATCAGCCTCCCCCAGTTGGGGCTGCAGCTGCGGTTGAAATATGCGGACTGCACGAAGTTCACCCCGCTGACCTATCTGTGGAGGGAGGGAGTGCATGCGGGCAAGTTCAAGGTGAAGTTCCGTGAACCCGTACCGGTCATCTGACGGATTAAAAAGACATTCAAACGGCATTTAAACGATAACCGAACATGATTACGATATACGACAGGAAAGGAAACAGGCGGGCGGACATCGCCGCTGACGACAGCTCGACCCAGCGGAAGGAGGTGCAGGGCGACAACGTGCTGGCCCTCTCCTTCACGCACCATGCCCATATAGCCGTCGACGTGAACGACTACACGGACTTCATGGGCGAGCGTTACTGGCTGACGGAACGCTACACGCCGAAGCAGGTGAGTGAAGGCGAATGGCGCTATGACCTGAAACTGTACGGCATCGAGAGCCTCGTCAGGCGTTTCCTTGTACTGGAGACGACGGATGGCGATGCCGAACCGGTGTTCACGCTGACAGCCACGCCGCGGGAGCATGTGGCGCTGGTGGTCAGTGCCGTCAATGCCGGCATGGGGGATGTCACCGACTGGAAGGTCGGGCAGGTTGACGGTACGGAACTCATCGTCATAGATTACGAGGGGATGTACTGCAACGAGGCACTGAAGGCGATTGCCGAAAAAGTGGGCGGCAAGGCCGAATGGTGGGTCGAGGGGCAGACGGTGAACGTCTGCCGCTGCGAGCACGGGGAAAGCATCACGCTGGGTTACGGCGGTGGGCTGGTTTCCCTGGAACGCGTCACGGGCAGTACGGCCGGGTTCTACACCCGCCTGTTCCCGATAGGCTCCTCGCGCAACATCGACCCGGAAAAGTACGGCAGCAGCCGCCTGATGCTTCCGGGCGGGAAGAAGTTTGTCGAGGTGGGCGTTGACGAGTACGGCATATTCGACCGCTACGAACGCGATGCCTTCAGCGGTATCTATCCCAGGCGTGTGGGTACGGTAAGTGGCGTGCGCAGCAAGGAGGTGAAGGACAAGGACGGTGAGCCCTATACGGTATATTATTTCAGTGACGCTTCCCTGGATTTCGACCCGAACAGTTATGAACTTCCCGGAGCGGTCAAGCGCGTATCGTTCCAGGACGGTGAGCTTGCGGGGCTCGGCAAGGATGACGGACACTATTTCGATGTCAATTTCGACAGCGACACCCGTGAGTTCGAGATTGTGACCATCTGGCCTTATGATGACGGCATGCAGCTTCCGGGTGACACGCTTGTCCCGAAGGTGGGCGACCGTTATATAATCTGGAATATCCGCATGCCCGACGAGTATTACCCGTCGGCCGAAAAGGAGTTCAGCGATGCTGTAGACAAGTACAACCGGGAGCACTGGCAGGACATCGGCGTCTACAAGGCCCCGACTGACCATGTATGGGTTGAGGAGCACGGTGCGGAGCTGTTCATCGGACGGCGTGTAAGGCTGGAGAGCCGGAAGTATTTTCCGGATACCGGCTACCGTGACAGCCGTATCACGAAGATTACCCGGAATGTGAACCTGCCCTCGAAGATGGATCTGGAGATAAGCGACGCCCTGAGTTCCGGAACGCTCGAACAGATACGGGACGGCATAACCGGGGTGCAGAACTATATCCGTGATGTCGCATCGTCCCTTCCCGATATAATCAGGACCGGCGACCGTACCCTTCCGACGGACAACAACCTGTATTCTGCACGCCGCTGTCTGTATGACTTCTTTTCCCGGTTATATCCGGACACGGCATACGGTACGAAAACCTTCATGGACCCGGTAAGGTTCGGCGAATTCGTAGACAGTATGATTGCCGGTAAGGGTGCAGGGATATTTCCTGATGGCCGGGCGCAGGTAGAACGGTTGGAAGTGCGCGGTTCATTGTCAGTGCTTGACCTTATTATCAATCAGATTCAAGGAATGGAGTCTGACTACTCCTTCACCGAGATTGGTAAGATAGAATCCGTGGAGGATTTGGGAGAAAACACCTACCGTCTGAGCATCGAGAAACGCACGGACTTCGACTTCATGAAGTTCCAGGAGAATGATGTCTGCTTTTCCATCATTAATACATTACTAACGGGCGGTTCCGAGTATTACACCAGTTGGATGCGTATTCTTGTCACCAATGCGCAGGAGAACAGCATAACGGTCGTGCTCTATCCGGACAGCGAAGTGCCGGGCGGCACGAACTATCCGCCTTTGGCCGGTTACAACGTAACCCGCAGGGGTAACAGTACGCTTCCTGAAGAGGGCGGCTTTAACGGGCGGGCGCAGTCGTGGATGATTTCTTCGCGAGAAGGTCGGATTATGTTCCTGTCCAATGTCTATAAGCCAATACTGGAGGACTACAACTATGCGCTGACTATCGGAAAACTCCCTAACATCAAGGCACTCGAAAAACTGCCGGTGACAACCGAAGATGTTGGCATCATTGCACAGACGGTCATTGCCGAGAAATTCTATCAGTTCGATTATAACGGTGATGTCGTTCCCAACAAGGTAGACCGGGGTGTCTGGTCTCTGGAAACGGCCCAGAGCGGTGCTCCTTACCGGTTTGTTCAGTACGAGCTGTCGAAGCCTTCCGGCAGCGAATATACCTTGTTGGAACAGCATACGGTCTACCACCTTGGCTGCAAGTGGGGGTGTCTGAAGGACAAGACAACCGACGAACCGAAATGGAACTCCCCTTCATGGGGACTCCTTGAGGGCGACAGCAGGTATTCGCTCCAGCTCTCCCTTTTAGGCGGGGAGGCATTCGTCATAGGCGGTGTGGATACGGTAATGTCCGGACGTATATATTTCGGAACTACGGATATAACGGATGATGTGATGGCGGACGGTGCCACCGAAGTGGAATGGTTCCGTGACAGCGGCAATGTTCCGGCGGACAACCTCTGGACGCCAGAGTACGTGGATGGCAACAGGCTTGCCATCCATATCGACAACGGGAACCAGCACGGGGTCGGTTCAGACTTCGGCTTTGTAAGCAGGTCCGTTGC